CAAACATTTCGTTCTCCTTGGTTAAGTTTTCAATGATGCTTGAGGAAAGCAATACCCCGGAACTTCCCCGGCGGTGCAAGCACCTTTGGTGCTCGTCAATCACTTGTAACGGATGGATAATCCGCATTGTCTATCCAATGTGTCTATGTGTGTCGAATAGTACAGCCATACTGCCCTATTCACTCTTATTTATTAAAAGTAGTTTTAATTTAACATCTATTTGAGCTAAAATCAATATATCTTTTTGCATAGTCGTTATGCTTATTTTGCATAACTCTATTAATCTTAGGTTGACACTCAAAAAAGGTTGACATATCACATAAAATCGTATAACATCATATGTAACTAAAGGAGGCCTATGGCTAAAATGAGAAAGTTCCACTTTTGGAATGAGAACGGCGACGAGAAAGACACTGAACAATTAAGTTTAACAAGAGCAGTTAAGGCTGTACAAAGTGATTTCAAAGATGTGTTTATTGGAGTTGAGTATATTAGTAAAAAAGGTAAAGAAATAGTAGACAGAGTAAAACTACCTTGGGGTAGAAAAGTAAGACAAGCGATAGCTACTGAAAAGAAAAGAGCCGCTTTGAAAGCAAAACTCCAAAGGTAGTATAAGTAAAGTTAGGAACATCCTGTTCCGTGGCAGGCAACGTTGAGCCTGCTCTTATTATGTGAGCGACGGGGTAAAGCCGTCAAGCAGAGGAGATAATAAATGGACGCACTCACCTTATGGATGGCAATCGGATTCTTATTCGCGGCCTATTCAGTAATAGCAAATGATTCAGTACAAACACTAGGTACATGGATTGCATCAAATAACGAAAAATTTAATTGGAAGATCATGTGGGGAGCGGCTAGTGTCGTTCTACTATATACACTTTGGTACGGATGGTACATGAATGGTGGCGACATCAGTTATGGACGATTAAACAAAATTCCGTTCCAAGAAATACAATGGTATCATGCGGCGGCGCCAGGATTACTATTAATACTTACAAGGATAGGAGTACCAGTTAGTACTTCTTTTTTAGTATTAAGTGCCTTCGCAAGTACATTTGTATTAGAGAAAATGCTTATGAAAAGCATGATGGGTTATGCTGTTGCGGCAGTTGCAGCATATGCTATTTGGATAGTAGTTAGTAGACTACTTGATGAAGCAAAGCCTGTTAAAGAAGAACATAAAAAACGATGGCGAATAGCACAATGGATTACTACAGGCTTTCTGTGGTTTACTTGGCTAAGTCATGACATGGCAAACATTGCAGTATTCTTACCTAGAGAGATACCATGGGACCTAATGGTTATTATTAGTGTTGTATTTGTAGGAGGACTTGCTTACATGTTCCGTGAAGGCGGAGGCAAGATACAAAACATTGTAATTGAAAAGCACAACACTCGATATGTTCGTAGTGCAACTATTATTGATGCAGTGTATTGGTTAATTTTATTCTTCTTTAAAGAACTAAACGATATACCTATGTCAACAACTTGGGTGTTCGTAGGACTACTATGTGGACGTGAACTTGCTATGGCAACTATGACAGGCAAGCACAAGTTCAAAACAGTGTTTCCATTAGTGACCAAAGACTTCTTCAAAATGATGATTGGCTTGGGTGCATCAGTAGGTGTAGTATTAATGATACATTATGTTATAGTTCCAAACGGACTGTAACCATTAAGGCAGGGTACAACGGCTCTGCCTTAATATATACTAGTATGATAAAAGATTGGTCATTACAAGAAGTAAAAAACAACATTGATAAGATCACCTACGGTGCAAACGATGCTAGAATGGATGGATTTGTAACATGGGGTTGCAAACAAGACTTGTATCAAATACTTTGGTATTGTGAAGATGCATTAGAAAAGTGTAGTACATACGCAGACGAAGACAAATTTGTTAAACGTAGAGATCAAGACAAGATGTTAAAAACACTAGGAAAAAAATGAAAATAGGAATAGCTGGTTACGGGTTTGTTGGCAAGGCACACGAGAATGTGTTAAAAGATTATCACGACTTAATTATATATGATCCTGCACTAGGACACTACGGTGACCTAAGACATGCAGATGCAATTATTATTTGTGTTAGTACACCTAGAGGATCACACGGCGGATGTCATATGGACAATGTATACTGTATTGTTGAAGACATGCCTAGTGTACCTATATTAATTAAAAGCACAATCAGTATTGAAGGATGGGACATGCTGAAACATGTATTCCCTCACACAAGTATAACATTCTCTCCAGAGTTTCTAAGGGCAGCAACAGCACTGGAAGACTTTCAAAACACAAAGACAATATTACTAGGTAGTGGCAATACAGGCTTTTGGGCTGACATCTTTGTCACAGCAATGGGTAAGATTGATATTGATATAGCAACCGCAGAAGAATTAATACTAGCCAAGTATGCTCGTAACAGCTTTTTGGCACTCAAGGTTGCATACTTTAACCAAATTAACGACTTATGTAACAAATTAGATGTTGACTATGACAAGGTAAGACAGTATACTACAATAGACAACAGGATAGGAGATAGTCACACTACTATAACAGATGAACGAGGCTTTGGAGGACATTGTTTTCCTAAAGACACAGAAGCCTTTGTTACATCAAGCAAGCGTGTTGACAGTAACTTATCCATATTAGAACACGCAATTGAATACAACCAACGTATCAGAAAGGGAACCACTTGAAAATGAAAATCATTACGGGAAATGCTAACCCGAAATTAGCACAAGAGATCGCAGAGCATTGTTTTGCTGATCTTGTTCCAGCGGCAGTTTCTACATTTGCAGACGGAGAGACAAGTGTAGAGTTTAATGAAAACATTAGAGGAGAAGATGTTTTTATAGTGCAAAGCACAGCAATGCCGGTTAATGATAGTTTGATGGAACTGTTGATAATGATTGATGCGGCAAGACGTTCAAGTGCAAGTAGAATTACAGCAGTCATTCCTTACTTTGGTTATGCTAGACAAGATCGTAAGAGTGCAAGTCGTACACCTATTACAGCAAAGTTGGTTGCTAACTTATTAGTTACAGCAGGCGCAGATAGAATCCTTACAATGGATCTACACGCAGGACAGATACAAGGTTTCTTTGATATTCCAGTGGACGATTTAACAAGCCGTGTTGTATTTGCTAAAGACATTGGACGTAATGTTGACACAACAGAAGGTACAGTATTTGTAAGCCCGGATGCAGGTGGTGCAGTACGAGCTAGAAAGTTTGCAGACATGTTTCATGCAGACATTGCTATTGTAGATAAGATGCGTCCTGAAGCAGGCAAGAGTGAAGTTATGAACTTGATTGGTGATGTCAAAGGTAAACATGCTATTCTAGTTGATGACATTGTTGACTCGGGTGGAACACTATGTAAAGCTGCTGAAGCAATTATGAAAGCAGGAGCCCTAAGTGTTCGTGCTTATATCACACACGGTGTATTGTCAGGTGAAGCATGTCAAAAAGTTGAAAAGTCAGTGCTAGATGAATTAGTAGTTACTGATTCAATTGCTAATCGTTGTCCTAAAAATTGCAAAAAGACACGACAGGTTAGTGTCGCGCCTTTGTTTGGTGAAGCAATGCGTCGAGTGACAAACGAAGAGTCTGTATCTAGTCTATTTGTTTAATGTGTTTAATATATTCAGTCATTGAATGATCACCAAAGCTATCTATCTTACCTTGCTTTAGGCCCATCCATATTCCACGCCACTTATCTTTCCACAACTGCCAACCTGTAGGCTTTCTATACTTGCCATAAGCATTTAGATAGTGTTCAGTTCCGTGGTGTACATAACCCATTGCCCAAAGAGGAACAGTAGTAACAATGTCATTGTTGTTCTTCCAGCGGTGATGTGTCACGCCTAAGCTCTTAACATATCCTCTCCAACCTACACGTGGCGAACCAAATGTATATAGTTCAACTGGATTGTTAAGTTCTTCATCGTGCATACAACGGCTACACATAATAGTTGCCATTGCCGCTCCTAAACTATGTCCACAGAACCAAAGTGTTTTTCCTAAGTTTACCTTACGATTAAGATCTTCTGATATTCCTGGCCATAGTTCGTCTACTTCTGCTTTAAACCCCTGATGTACTCTACTAATAGTTTCTGCTATTACTGGTATTGCTTTTAAGTCTGCACTAATGTCATTGAACTCTGTTGGTTCAGTTCCACGGCATGCAATTACTAGATCGTCTTTATTCATAAAACGATATGCTTGTGCCCCGTCTTTTTCGTAAAACTCTGTTGTTGTAAACCCTAATTTCTTTGCTTGACTCTTTGCATCTTTGATGTTACAATATGCTATACTAGCAAGTTGAGCAAATAATAGGGATCTTTCATTAAAATTTAGTTTTGATATACTCATACGCCCTCCCTTATCTATTACAATCATATTTATCGAAACGCTAAATACATGTACGGAGCATATAACATGAAAAAACGCACAAGATCAATTTTAGAAGAATTAAACAGCTTAGGTCGCAAACACAATAGTGACCGTTTAATAGAGTCTTCAGCTAGTAATATTATTGAAAGTAGTATAAATCTACTCAATAGAATATCTGAAACATATGACGATGTTACTGCAAGTGAACTTGAGCGTAGATTTATTAATGCAATAAAAAGCGGCGACCCTCGCAAATTTAAACGTGGAATTAAAAAAGTAATAGAGGCTAAGAATAATGATACTAAGTGAAGGCGGCAATGTATTTAAGACTGAACCTGAAAAGGAAATGATGACACAACGCATCGCAACGCCCGATGTGCATCCTACTATACAGTTTATTGAAAAGATAACAGGATTAACTTTTGACGAAGAAGACTGGTTAGGCACAACAGGTAAGAAGAATGACCCCGACGGAGCATTTGAAAAGAATAGCTCAGGTGACTTAGACTTAAACACAGATGCAAACAAGGTAAGCAAAGAAGAATTGATTGCTAAACTAAGTGCTTGGTTAAAAAGCCAAGGTGTACCAGAAGATCAAATTATGAACAAAGGTCGATCTAAGCAAGACGGATGGATCCATAACGCAGGTGACCAAGTTCACTTTCGTACACCTATTGATGGAACAGATCAAAAAGGATTTGTACAGACAGACTTTATGTTTACAGCCAATCCAGACTATCAACGCGGAGCCAAGCGTGGCGGCACTGATCAGTATGGCGGAGCATTGAGAGCAATGTTACTAGCAAGCCTTGCAAGAGGACGCGGATATAAGATGAGTCCCAAGTTTGGTGTTGTTGATCCAAACAATGGTGACCAACTTGTAAGTGATGATTGGTCAAAGGGTATCCCAGAAATACTATTAGGTAAAGGTGCTACTGAGGAAGATACTCACACAGTTGAAAGTATGATTGCGTTCTTAAGAAAGAATGAACCTAACTATGAAGAACTTGTTGCACAGTTTGAATTCCAATTAGAAAAAGAAGGTAAGAAACTACCAGAAGCACAACAAACAGGTTACACAACACTAGAAGACAAGCAGTTAGAAAGAATAAGAGAGCTGAGTGGTTTAACACTTAATAGTACTAGGATGGTTTCGTGAGATTAAGAGAATTTAACATAACTGAAATTCCAGATGATGGTAATAGAGGCGGACAAGAACCTAATCGTGATGCCGGGCTTGAAGCAGGACCTCCATATCCGCCAGAGCAAACAGGTGCTGTCAAGCAATTACAACGTACACTTATTAAACTAGGATATTCTGTAGGTAGTACAGGAGTT